TCTAGAACGTAAAGGTATTGCACCAAGTAAGTTTGACGAGAAATATTCAAGAAATTTGAACTGCATCTCTGCATTCCTATCTCACCATACACTATGGGAGATGTGTGCAAAGGGTAAAGAAACTTACGTAATCTTTGAACACGATGCTGTCATGGTTGACAGACCACCCGCAACTACATTTAACTATGTGATGAATATCGGACATCCATCATATGGTAACTACAACACCCCCAAACAAATCGGGGTAAATCCATTAACAAGTAAGAGATATTTTCCAGGCGCTCATGCGTACATGGTGACTCCCGCTGGTGCTCAACTATTAGTAGAGAATGCACCGATGTATGCAAAACCCACAGATGTGTATCTACACCTAGATACTTTCCCGTGGTTGCAAGAGTGGTATCCCTTCGTTGCAGAAGCACGAGACAGTTTCACAACTATACAAACAGAAACAGGATGTCTCGCAAAACATAATTGGAAAGAAGGATATGAAATCATCGATGCATGAAGTATTTTTAACGGGGTGTGATAAACACACCGAATGGCAACTCCCGTGGTTCCTTGAGAACTACCGCAAACATAATACTAAACCTATTATACTTGCAGACTTTGGTATGGAACCTAGTACACGGACTAAGATGGAATCTGAGTTTGACTTGGTTATCGATATCAAAAGTGAAGCGCAAGGGTGGTTTAAGAAACCTCGTGCGATTCTTGATGCAACCAAACTAGATGCTGTGGAGAAAGTCTGTTGGATTGATACTGATTGTGAGATTGTGGATAACATCGAAGATATCTTTCAACGTACCGTATTCGGTAAACTCGCAATGGTAGAGGATAGACCGTGGACACAACGTAGACCCGACATGGGTAGATGGTACAACTCTGGTGTTGTTGCGGTCAAAGGTACACCCAATATTCTGAAGGCATGGGCGGATGAGTGTATTCGTAATCCCGTACAGGGAGACCAAGAAGTACTCTATCTCATGATGAACGGAGACGAGATTTATAAGATGACATGCATAGAACCTATGCCTCATCACTATAACACGTTACGATTAGACTATATAGATGGTATAAACGTAGGACACCCAAGGATTATCCATCACACGGGTAAGGTCGGGAATGAAACAATAAGGAGACAGATAAATGAATTATCTACTTGAAGCGTTGATTAGAAAACTAGACGGTGAGATTGCCGTTGCAAAAGCAAACATTGATGTATATATGAAAGGTGCTGCTGGTATTGGTGAACATCCTGATATCGTAGAATCTATTGAGACACAAGTCAGTAAAATTGCAGAAGCCGAAGATAAGATTGAAGCAATCAATAATCATTTCGGATGGTCAAAAAAGGAAAAATAAATGTATGAATATAGAACAAAAGTTGTACGCATTGTTGATGGTGATACCGTTGACGTTGACATCGATTTGGGGTTTGGTGTTTGGCTTCGAAAGGAACGAATCCGCTTACTTGGTATCGACACCCCTGAGTCACGAACACGTGATAAAGTCGAAAAGAAATATGGACTTGCCGCTAAGGCATTCCTAAAGAAGACACTTGGTACTTCGCCTATTCTTAAAACAACAAAGGATGGTAAGGGCAAGTTCGGACGTATCCTTGGTGAGTTCCTTATAGATTTTGATGACGGTACTCGCATCAATGTCAATCAGTTCTTGGTTGATAACTATCACGCAGTACAATATCAAGGTCAATCTAAAGAAATTATCAAAGACCAACATTTGGCGAATAGAGAATTGGTACAGTTGTAATGAGAGTAAACGTTCTGGGTAACGGTGATAATGCGGGTATCTTTGAAAGAGGTACTCCAGGCCGATTGTTAGTATGTAATATGCCACCATTCGAGATTCCTCGAAAGGAAGTATATGCGACTTGCATGGTTGATTTCAAGATGATGAAAGCGTTACAGGAAGGACATATCAAATTAGATATGTACGACTGGATTCTGGGTACAAGACCTAAAATCTGGATGGAGAAACAAGGAACGTTTTACATGAAGTACTCTCACTTGATTAAGGGTTTCTATCCCCATGTCCCTGAGTACGCAATCGGTAACGGTGACCCAAGAATGGCTGCAACTAACTTCAACTGTGGTCACATGGCAGTTCATTATGCATGTACCAAGATGAAGGCAACCGAAGTACATATCTATGGATTCGACAGTATCTTTGATATGAACCTAGAAAGTTTTACTGACTTGTTATTAGAGTCAGACCGTTCTACGCAGAACACAGTAAGACTTGCAGGCAACTGGAGACCCATCTGGACTCACATGTTCAATGAGTTTCCTAATGTAGAATTTAATCTATATCACTGTCATAAGAACATTAAAATCGAAGTTGGAGACAACGTAAAAGTCCACACTAAAGTCCATAAAAAGTCTTGACATAGTATGCCAGATTTGGTATACTTATTACATGATTGGGAAAACGACCTTTGGTGAAACTGGATATCATACGAGTCTTCTAAACTTGGGTTCGAGGTTCGAGTCCTCGAAGGTCGGCCAATCAATTACTGCCTCCGTAGTTTAACGGATAAAATAATGCGCTACGAACGCATAGCTAGTGGTTCGATTCCATTCGGGGGCGCCAAACACAAGGATGCATAACAATGCCAGAACTAGAAGAAGATTTTAACTATAAGTTTTTTCGGATGAAAGAGGGATTTAGCTTTGAGCAAATGACTGCCTCTGATTTGAAATATTATAAAACTACTCTGTGTGAGAAAGACCAGAAGATGGCCGTAGTCGGTCATGACGGAAAATTAGTTTATGTGGAGGAATAGTTTTGAAGAAGAGAGAATCTTATAAAGAATTCATGGCACGGGCATACCGTGAAATGAGAGAGAAACAAAAACAACGGGAAGATAGTACCAACCCGTTGCTTTTGCGTATTAAATCTTTAGAGGATAGAATAGATAAATTAGAAAAGAATAGACTAGATTAGTCTCTTTTCTTTTTGTCACGTTCTCTTTTAATCCAAGATAGTGCTTTCTTGTTCTCAGGTTTCTTATCTAAGAACTTGCGAATATCTTTGTATGCACGAAGAGTCTCTTTCTTGTAGTCTTTACCGTCAGAGTTATCAACGATAAGCATATTCTTCTTACCGAAGAATGTTTGGAATGCACCAATGTTTCGTTGAACTTCTTTCCAATACTTGGTGACTTCTTTTTCACCGATAGTACGAGAACGTGCTTTGTCACGTGAGATTGCAGTGTCAAGGTCAGTGTTAACGAATATCATTGCAACATCGTAACCCAATGCCTTCATTGCCATTGCTTGTTTCTTGACCTTGTCAAACTCTTTACCAGTTCCGTCAACCACAACACCAAGTCTACCCATAAGGTATCTTGCCTGTTTCTTACCTGTGAGTGCCTTTGCACGTCCACGGATATCTTGACCTTGAACTGAGAAGATATTATCGGGAGACATTTCCATCCCCGCTTTCTTCATGGCAGCTTCATATGCATCGTCAGAGTTTATCACTTTCAGACCGAGGGCGGGAAGACCCGTTTTCCCTACAATGAAGGACTTACCACTGCCTGGCCCACCTGCTAGGAAAACTGCTTTAAATATTGCGGGGTCATCCACACCCTCGGTCATAAACTTCTTGAACTTAATCATTAGATAATCCAGACTAGAATTAACATGATTACTGCACCTTCGATTCCAGCAACTAGACGTAGTCCAAGTCCTGTACTCTCTGATACAATCTCACATACTTCATCGTGTTTATCTACAATGATAGATGGGATTTGTTTAATTTTATTGATAATAGTTTCCATTTTTTTCTCCTAGTATACTCTTACCATAGTCGCAAGAATTTCTTTGAATCTGGTTTTAACAACGTCTGGCATGTTACCAGCAAAGTTATCCATTCTGATAGTATTGGTTGCGATATAGTCATAAACCGCACTCATATCTTTCATGTCTCCAATCAGACGAGGGGTCTTTTCTACACCAATAATAGATTGACCTCTATGAATTCTCAGTTTTTGTTCTTCGTTTTCGAAGTGGTCGATTATATCAAAGTCTTCTGTACAGTATTGTGCGAAGTCTTCTTTGATATCTGACGCATTAAAAGTCGTACCCCATTCTATATCATGTCCCGCAAAATAGACGGCATCAAATACTACACCCTCTGGTGGAGTTACTGTATATCCTCCCATACCCATTGAGTACATACCACTAGCAGGAATGATGTTAACATCAAACTCTTGATACTGGTCATGGTACATACTAGTATGACCTTCTGGATATGCAACATAAATGTTAGGGGCGCAATCAAACTTCTTATTGATGATTGGTGCCATGTGTTGGGCAGCATTTGGTTTTATCAGGACATAGTTTGCGTCCATCAAACCGTCAGGATATTTACCTTGTCTGAAAGAAGGGATGAATAGGATATTCTGATAATCCATACAGGAGAAGAAATTATTGGTACAATATCCAACAATCAGATGACGTTCAAGACCAATAATTTTATCGGTTAATCTTTCGTCTGTATAAGTCTTGAGTCTGTCACGCATTCTCTTTTTAAATGCAACATCGGCATCCGAAGAAACTAGGATTGAGTTCTTGTTATCTCCATCCACACTTCGGACTACAGTGTTCAAAGTATAATTAGTGTTTTCGTCTACCATATCAATACACCCTGTAATATTCGTTTACTTTTTCTAAGTTCAGTGCAAGTCTGTACATCATTAGTTTCTGCCTTGCGAACAACATGTATCCCGCTCTAGGATTTACCCGTGTTGTTCTGTCGTAGACTTTCTTTGGTGTGTTAACACACTCAATCATTCTTTCGACAAATGTACTTATATCTTGAGTACCACCTGTGATTTCTCTCTCAGCTGGTACGTTTCTGTAGACATCAATTATGGTTGCATTAGGTATTATATACTTACTCAACCTTTTTCTGATATCTTCAATCTTATGTTTACCTTTCTTGGTTGCGGGACAACCCAACAAGACTACACAATCATATGTTTCGTTTGTCTTGACCCTAAAGTCTTGGTCTATCCAAAATAGACTATCAGACTCTATCACATTCACACCCCAAGTCTCATAAAGACCTCTTAGGTATGTATCCACACTCTTAGGTAGGGCAACAGTAATCTTCCCTTTTGATTCGTTTGCCATATGGACAATTGGGAAGAGATGGTCACCCGCACTATTGATTGGACGATAATTTCTATCTCTCAGTTTCTTATAATCAGAATCTCTGAAAGAGGGTAGAACCAAGATGTTCAAAAAACCACCTTGGGTTATCAAACCATCAACGATGCCCGCATCGGTCATCAATGTGACCGCATCATTATAATCTATTCTTTTTCCTCTGAAATCTACCGCAAGACTACCAACCAATTTCTGTTTGAGACCGAGATTGATTATAGTGTTTTCAGTATCACTCTTTGGTTGAGTCTTGTATAGTAACATTAGGAACCTTTGTATAACTTCTGAATGTGGTCTTCAAACTGTTCTATCTTCTCCAGTCTGTTAGGCCACAAAATGTATTCCTTCTCAGGGTTTTGTTTTAGATTGTTCAACAACGGTTGAATCGCATTGAACAAACTATCTAGTTTTTCTTGTGTTTCGGATGTAGTCGCAGATACGGACGATACTGTTTCCTGTGCTTTCTGCACAGCCTCCAGTTCATTCTCGTCTACAAGGGTAAATCCGAAATCGAATAGTTCGTTACTCATAGTGTTATTTATACCTTTTATGTGCTTAAAAACACTTGACAATGTGTGTTTTTTCCTGTATAGTGTATTTATATAGTGAGGAATTAACTTATGCAAACGTTTCATGGTTCAATGAAATACGACATGCATGGGCGGAAACGCAAGACCAATGCATGGAAGAAGACCCCTAAACGCAAACCCGAATTTAAACCCCTTGAGAACTATTCTATTGGTCAGGCTGGTAGAGACCATCGTGAGAAGTATCCTTCTGTATGTGACATGGGATATGTCCCGCAGAAAGATAACTCTTACAAACTAGAAGAGTCCAAGAATTTCACTGTCGCACCCGCCTACAACAAGGGTGCCTACCAAGTCATCCCTCGTGGTGACGTTAAACATATAGGTAAATGAGTATGGAAAAGGAAACTTTTGAAGTATATTGTCGAGAAATGTATCAGGAAAACTGCGTAGAGCGGGATGCATATGGTGAACCCATCTTGTCTTATGACGAATATGTTGAAAAAAATCGTCAATTTCTGCTTGACAATTTCAACCAAGTGTAGTATAATACTTGTATTGATAATGAGAAAGGTATTTGATTATGTCTAATGTTACTTATGTTGTCCGTTGTGCGGAAACCAATAAACCCCTCGCTGGGTTCTTCACTCCATGTGACTCCAAAGTCACTGCGTTTGGTTACGCCAAACAATTGGAGGGATACGGTTATCCCCAATCTTATGTTGTTGCTCGTGACCTCGACACTGGTGTCGAGACTGAGGTATTTGATACGGAGGTATATGGCGTATGCTAACATTTGCTACCCAAGAACGGATTGACGTTCTTACTGAGAAGTTCGAGAAACTTACCGAAGGTATGGACAATTGGAAGATGCCGATTGATACGGTGATTCCTATCCGTGAACTAAATGATTATCGTGACGCATGTGAGTGGTTTACTGGTTCTACACTCTATGTTGTCAAACAAGTAAATGAACCAAACTTTGGAGACATGCGTGTAAAAGCGGATGGTTATTACAATGCAATCGGAAGCTAAACAAATAAAAGGCGGTTGTATGGTAGAGAAGAAAGACCTACCAGAATCGTATGGTGGAGATGGATATCAACTCATCTATAAATTTGATAATGGTTATGGTGCCTCTGTAGTCAAACACGACTTCTCATATGGTGGCAAGAAAGGTCTCTATGAGATTGCGGTGCTTGACAAAGAGGGTGACTTGTGTTATGATACACCCATAACTGAAGATGTTATCGGTCACCTAACAATGGGTGAAGTCGAGAACATACTTGCGGAGATATCTTATCTATGAATATATTTCATCTAGACCAAGACCCTATCAAAGCTGCACAGGACATGTGCGACAAACACGTTGTCAAAATGATTGTCGAATACGCTCAGCTCATGAGCACGGCACATCGTGTACTTGATGGTGAAGAGTATTACGACAAGACCAAGAATGGTCGCAGAATCAAACGATGGAGACTAAAACCCGCTGCTCAAGAACGACTCTTGTACAAGGCATCTCATGTCAACCATCCGTCTAATATCTGGACACGTCAGTCTAACGAAAACTATCGTTGGTTGTACAAACACTTCCGTGCATTGTGTGATGAGTACACCGTGCGATATGGAAAAGTACATTTGACCGAAGAGAAACTCAGCGGTATGTTGTGGTACTCACCAAAGAACATAGACCAAGTGACTGGTCTAACTAAATTTGCGATGGCAATGCCTGAGTATTGCAAACGTGAAGACCCCGTAGACGCATATCGTATCTACTATATAAACGAGAAAAAGGACTTCGCAAAATGGACTAACCGTGATATGCCGTATTGGTTCCAACAAGGAGTCGGTGGAGCATAAGTGAAAAAAATAATAATTTTGTCACTATTCCTATCAACAGGAATACAGGCAAATGAAGTTGAAGAAGTAATTGTTGTAGGAGCAAAGACGTATACATCGGACGCAAGTCCATATTCAGATAACGTATTGAAAGACATTCAACCTACCAGACCATTTGTGATTGGTGGATTTAACGGTCTTCAGTTATTTGGTACAGACACTAAACACACTGGAGTATTTAAAAATGGTGTTCCAGTAAATGACTCAAGTTCTGGTTGGTATGACTTTGGTCATGACATAACCACAGGACAGAGAGTCACTGTGATTAGTGGGGCGAACAGTGTTAGATTTGGTAGTGGTTCAATGGCAGGAGTTGTCCTGTTAGAAGAAGACTTCGGTAGGAGAGCATTCCATACGATGTCTGGTAATCATACCAAGACTATTGTAGAGTATGATTACTTCTCTCTTGCCCACTATAAAAGAAACGATGGTTCGGTAAGGTCAGATAACACTGAGAGTGATAAGTACGAAAACAAAACATTCAAAGCGGGATATGGTATCTTCAACGTAGAACTGGTTGATTACTATTATGAGTATGATAATTGTTATGATAGTAACTGGGCAGTCTCGAATGATTGTAATGTAGAAGGTGAGAAGGTAAACGTATCACTTGACCACGACAGATTTACATTGGGTTATACAACCAATGAAGCAGTTCACAATACTGGATATGAGATGGAGTCAGATAGAACCTATGCTGACATCACTGTGTTAGACACACTTAATCATGAACTAGGTATCAGTGGACAGAGAGAGACCTACGGAGATAGGGAGAGGGATACTTACTCTGCCTACTACATCTGGTCATCCGATAACGTAAGTGTCGGGTATCGATATGAAGAAGAAGAACATATCGTGAGACTAGGATTAGAGAATGATGGATTGAGATTCTCCGTAGGAAACTCTTTTAGATTACCTAACTTGTATGAACAGTTTGGTGATTCATGGGTATCTGCTAACCCTAACTTGTTACCAGAACAAGGATATGGAGCAGAACTAGGATACGAAGGATTGTCGGTTTACTACCTAGACTTTAAAGAAGGAATAGATTTTGATATGAATGCTTACTCTTATATCAATACTGGACAGTATACATCTAAGGGAATTAGATACGAGAAAGAAATAACACTTGACAATGGTAGTTTGTTCGTGTATAATGAATACACTGATTCGGATAAACTACGAGTACCCGAATATAGGACGAGTATGTCTTATACGTACAAAGGGTTCTCTGTTGAGTATCTTGGAGAATTCAATAAAGGTGCCGACTTTGATGGCAGAGAGATTGACGATGTCAGTACTTTCAATGTCAGTTATACGTTGGACGCTGGAATCACTACACTCAGACTTGATGTGAGGGATTTATTGGATAACAGGTATGAGTTTATACCAGACTATAATGCTGGTGGACGCTTGTATAAACTTAGTTTTAATGTAGAATTGTGAGTGATAATTATGGAGAAAGAAATGACTTATCAAGAAATCGTTGACACCTTACGTGAAGGTGTAGTGAACTTATCGTTTACGAAAGTAAAAGATGGACAGGTTCGTGAAATGAGAGCGACATTGGTATCCGATATGATACCAGCGGATAAAATGCCTAAGACAGATGCAAACGCAAATACTGAAAAGAACCAACTTGCGGTTCGTGTATTTGACTTGGATTTGAATGATTGGCGTTCATTCCGTGTAGATTCACTCTTGACATTTTCTGCATCTTAGGTTATACTATATAATATATGGTCAAAAAACTAACAGCAGCAGAGAAAGCGAAGAAGACTAGGGAAGCGAAAAAGAAACGTGCCCTAGAGGAACTCGGTTTCGAACGTAAGAAAGTGAAACGTACTCGTAAACCTATGACTGCGGAGCAGAAGAAGGCAGCGACAGAACGTCTCGCAAAGGCACGTGCAGCTAGAGGTGCGGATGGTAGTAAGTCTGTCCATAAGGACATTCGTGATTTACCTGAAGACCATTTCCTACACTGGAAGAAAGTGAAACAATGGTTGAAATCCAACCAAGACGAACTGAAATCAATGAGGTCTTATAAGACCTCTAAGGTTTCTAAGGAGAGGGCAGAATACCAAGACCTTGAGACCTACATCCAAAACATGAAGAAGTATCTGAGTGGTGGTGTATGGTTAGACTTTCGTTATGGTGAACAACGTGAGGGTCGTGTACAGAAGGTTTGTCATGCTATGGCATATCATCCTGACGGCACACCCAAACGTTCCTATAACACGTGGTATCCTGATATCGCACAAGTCTGGACTCGTGAACTCGAAGCTGAATTCGCAAGGGATTCTGATTATGCTTCTATGTACAAAAAAGAAGTACGTATAAATAAAGAGGATGACGATGAAAGTTGATATGATATTAGGTGGAGTTGATTCCTCTCAAGAAGAATCTAACTTCATGAACAAAAAGAAATTCACCAAGATGGTGGAGGACTGTGTAAGAACAAAGTCCATGAGTTATATGGACACGGTTGTTTATCTCTGTGAAGAGAACAACCTAGAGATTGAAGATGTCAAAAAGTATATTGCGACATCTGTCAAAGAGAAGATTGAGATGGAAGCAATGAAACTCAATTTCCTCGAAAAGAGTGCTGACCTTACTCTTAAATAAAGGTTGACAAAAAAATTATATTATGTTATACTGGTGTCTTCACTAGTATGTGGATAAACTTAAATACGCAAATAATACGGAGAATACAAATATGTCTTTTGCAAATCTAAAATCTAATCGTACCGATGTTTCAAAACTCGCATCCGCTGCCCAGCAGATGTCTGGTACAAAACAATCTAATAACAAATACGAAGATACTCGTTTCTGGAAACCTACTGTTGATGACAGTGGTAACGGTTATGCAGTGATTCGTTTTCTTCCTGCCGCTGAAGGGGCAGAGTTACCTTGGGTAAGGTACTTCGACCACTTCTTCAAAGGCCCAACAGGTCAATGGTATGTTGAGAAGTCTCTGACTACTCTTGGTAACAATGACCCTGTGAGTGAATATAATTCACGTCTTTGGAACTCTGGTATTGAAGAAGACAAAGAAACTGCTCGTAAACAGAAACGTAGACTTCACTACGTTGCGAACATCATGGTTCTGAATGACCCATCGAATCCTGCTAACGAAGGTAAAGTATTCCTTTACGACTTCGGTAAGAAAATCTTTGATAAGATTATGGACAAGATGCAACCTGAATTTCCAGGCGAAGACCCAATCAACCCGTTTGATTTCTGGACTGGTGCTGACTTTCAGTTGAAGATTCGTAACGTTGCGGGATATCGTAACTATGATAAGTCTGAGTTCAAGGCATCTGCACCACTGTTAGAAGCAGATGAAACTAAACTTGAGGCGGTATACAATTCAATGCATGACTCTTCTGAGTTCACTGCGGAGAGTTCATACAAGTCATACGATGAACTGAAACAACGATTAGAAGTTGTCTTAGGTCAATCGACTGGTCAAGGTTCCACTGTAAAGAACGAGAGTTTAAAACAGACTGCTGAATCTGCACCAATCAAGGCAGAAGAACCTGTAGTGGTTTCTCAGTCTGCACCTGAACCTGAGATTGCATCCGCTGGTGGAGAAGATGATACATTATCATACTTCGCTAAGTTGGCTGCTGAAGACTAAATCTACTAACAGGGTTATGGCCTTTTCCCTTAACAAAAAGGCCCTCTGTTAAAGGGCACCTTCGGGTGTCCTTTTTTATGCGACTCTATCTAAATCGTCTGTTGCGGGAGCACCGTCACCGACCATTGCATTGTTTTGAGAATTGTTTGTGGTGTTGTTTGTTTGTGCAATCATTGGTGGAACATTGAATGCTTGTCTGTCCTTGTTATTCTCTTCTATTTGTTTCTGCAACTCTGCGATTCGGTCAGCAGTACTACCACTAAATCGTTTACTGTCGGCAGCTTTCTCTGCCTCTGACATACCAGCAAGTTGTTCTCTACGGAACTTTAATTTCGCCTCTAGTTCTCTTTGTTCTCTATCGAAGAATTTCTGTTTATCTTCTGGTGACCTATCTTTAATAGGAACATATCCAGACTCTTCAAGTTGACGTGCATTATCCTTTGCGTCTTGTGCCATCTGTTGTGCTTTTCTTTGGGATGGGTCACTAGTCAATCGTTGTTGTCTATTCTTTAGACGTTGAACTCTACCATTGGTTATTGTTTTTGTCTCTGGTTCCTCTTCTTCGTCACCACCAAAACCAAAGAAGTTTGCGACCTTACGACCAATCGCACCGACTGAGTCTGTAATGAAACTGATTGCGTTATTGAACACTTCTGCAATCTTTATGAAGATATCCTGAATACCGTCTGCAAAACTGAATCCTTCCAACATCTCAGCAAAGTTTTCAAACCCTAGTTTACCAGCAATCCATCCGATTGCAGATTTCAATAGGTCAAGTGGCATACCAATCAATCCAGATAGAACACCACCGACTGCACCGAGGATACCACCTAGAATACCTTCTTCTTGATAACCAGCAATCGCACCCTTGATACCATCCACAATACTTAGTATTAAAGTAAGAGGTGCAAAGATTACTCGACCCAGTGTTTTGAATACAGTGAAGATAGGTGTTAATGCACCCTTCAACGATTGAAATGTTTGACCGATAAGTTTAAAACTATTGAGGAAGGATTTGATGCCATCACCAACTCTTGAGAAAATACCACCAATTTCTTTGGCGTTACCACCAATCAATGTTGTGAGAGGTCTAAACATATTTGCGATATTGTTCAGACCACCTTTGAACATATTACCAATTCTATACATTCTCTTCATGAAGTTTGATGTACCAACAACAGGTTTACCATCAACACCCAATCCAACCATTGCATAGATTGACCTTGATATACCAGACATTGCTGTTCTTATTCTCAGAATAGCATTGTTCTTCATACCCATAAGTTTCGAAAGATTTGGGCCAAGTTTACCATCTGGTGTCAATCCAACCATTCTATACAATCCAGTTCGGATTGCTTTACTTGCGGTTGTAATTCCTTTGGAGATTCTTTCACCCGTGAGGATGTCGAACATCTTTGCTATCGCACCAAGATACTTACCAAAACCTTGGGTTAAACCAATTGCAAGACCACTAAGAGCAGCACCAACTGCACCAAGGAATCCAATGAGACCAAATCCCATTGCATCTTTCGCCCCTTGTAATGCACTACCCATCTCTTGACCAGTAGGTGCTTTACCAGACACAGCCTCTCGTTTCTCTTCGAGTTTGTCTAGTTTATCCGCAGCCATAGATTTGAAGTATTGTGAGAATGACTTATTCAGAGTAGCAAGTTCACTAATCTGTTTGTTATCTCTCTTCTCACTTTTAATACCTTCAACCTGAACTGCTTCGGTAAGATGTGATATGGTCAATTCTGCCATTGGTTTTATCCGTTTTGTTGTTTCATTCGTTCTTCTTGTTCTTTAAGATGTTCTTCCAGTAATACCAGATATATCTCCCTCTCCCACGGCATCATATGTTCTATGTCATATAATGAATAATTAAAATGTTGCATTAACGCAAAGTTGGTCTTAAAATGATTGACCAAGTTATCATGCGAGAGGCATACTAAAAAAAATCTTGAAGACCCTCCAGTGTCACTTTATTCTCGTGACCACATTCGCAAGTGAATTCTACGTCCTTTTTCATAACAGGAACAGTCTTTAGGTATTCACCAACCTTTACAAATTGTGAGTTTGTCATTGAATCGATAAACTCATTCAGTTCTTTCTTACTTACATCTGATGCCAGATGTTGTTCGTCTTCAGTCATGATAGAGACAATACAGTCTTCCAACATCATGAATCCGAACTCTGCTTCAGTAACTCCCTCACGGAAGTTTCTTACAAATCCATCATAAGTAGGATATCTCAATTCAATAGAAATATCGTCTGTTAGTTCTATGATATTGTTTGCGTCTTGTTTTGTTACTTCAAGACCAGTCAAGTCAATAACAACTTCAGACCTCTTTCCACATCCTTCAGCTTCGCATTTAAAGTGTAGAGTTGATGTCTCACCAACTGACTTACTGCGAATCTGAGTGAACATGTACTCAACATCAAATGTTGCAAGTTCACTTGTTTTAATATCTTCATTCACACATGCGACAACGGTATCGACCATTGCCCTCATTGCCTGTTTCTGGTCTTTCGACTCAAAAGCAGAGAGAAGAAGTTTCTCTTCTTTGACCAAGTACGGTCTATATGTGACAACCCTTTCAGATGATGGGATTACCATCTCATACTTTAGATTATCATTTAACTTAGGTAGTGCCATAATTTACTCCACGTATTATAAAAATTTTCTAATTAGGTCTCCCGCAAGTCCTTCAATGAAGTCGTTGCCTACACGGTCACCTGATTTTGACTTCCAGTTCTTGTACGATAATTGTACCGACACTTCAAGTAACTGTCCGTCATCACTCAACTCAATTGCATTCAATGTTGTTGGGTATGCCTTATCTAGTAGTAACGTATATGTAATATCGTCACCGAACACCGCATTCAAATCAATCTCGCCTTGTGCGAGGTCTAACGGCCCTAGTCTTGGTAATCTTCCTCTAATAGAAGAAGGAATCTTACCTGAATCAAATAGTTTCTTTTTCTTTATAGGGAAAGAAATACCCTTCTTGATGTGTTGGATAATCACGGGATGTGTATACTCGTTGAAGTATCCAACTTCTTTTGTCTCTTGATTTACTGCAAGGTTCTGCCATGTCTCAAAGTATTCTCTGACTCCCATGTCATTCAGACAATGGAATGTGAGTGTGACATCATCGACTGCGTAACCATATGCAATCTTAGTTGTATCAAGACCCATCTGTTTTTCGGTTGATAGGATTTGTCGGCCTGGCAGAGACGCTGCCTTACATAACATATTTAATGAACGTGAATCACCTTTAATTGGTGGTAGGAAAATCTTATACAGATTTCCCATGGCGATACCGCCACCTTTACCAACCTCAGATTTGAAATCGTCAATACGAACTGTCATTAGTCTTTACCTATCATCTGTCTTGAATCGTAGAATACCTTCTGTGAGTTCGACTTACGGAACTGTGCAGTCGGTAGAAAGGTTGCAATCTCCCATTCTGGAGCAGGGACTTCTGCAAACTTACTCTTGACATGTGAATTCAAGTAGTGTTTAAAACACGGTTTGTAGTATCGCAACTTCGCAATACTCTGTAATCTCTTGTATGTAATATTGAACTTTGCATCATCTGAGTTCTTACTGGATGCAACTTCCATCAATGAATCCAACATCTTTGCACGTAGAATCGGTGGAAGATAATGTAGATTGATTCCATAGAATCCACCTTCCGCAGGCCCGACTACGATAATCAAAGGGAATGCATCATAATATGGTAGTTTATCTTTAGTCTTCGGGTCATAGAAGAACATCTGCATTGTTCCAACAACACCACGTTTCGCACTTTGACGTAAGGGTTCTTCCTTCATCAACTCTGCACGATTGATAGAACGCATATTAGATGCTTTCTTTCTGAACCATTCACGGGATTCTTTGGTACGAGGTGTAATACCCGCACGGAACGCCTGTAGTTCTAGTCTGTTGAATATATTACTCATGTCTTTATTTATACCAATTTAACTTGTCTTTTTTGTATTGTTCAAGAAAACCGTAATATTTATTGATATCCTTTTCAGTAATATCTGGTAACTCTATGTCCTCATAAATCTTTTGGGTATCAAATCCTAGTTGTCTATACCAACCCATGTGCCATCCCGAAACGCTTTCTGGTCTACCTAACTTGACAATTCTGTCCGATTGAAAGTGTGTAGTCCACATTAACATGTCAATATAGTCATATTCCCCACTCGGATGCACCCATGTCTGTTGATGATGTAACTCCGTTGTTGATGGTTCCCACATATCTCTCATCTCTTGCATCGACTTTTTCTTAATTACTTTCTTCACTTCCCAGTGTGTGTGATAGTAATTTTCAATCACTCGGTCAATATCTGTTCTATCTCTCCATGTATATCCATACTTCGCTGGGTCTCCCTCTATATCTGAGTATGCATCAATTCCATCATTGACATGTTGAGAGATATATAATGGATGAAAGGTAATTTGATTGGGCCAATATGTATTTAACCAAGTACCAGTATTGTCTAATGACTCAAAGGTCTCATGTGGCAGACCCGCAATCATTGTTAGTGTTTGATTGTAATGATTCTCTGGATGTCTATTCTTCTTAAAATATTCTCTGGATGCAATCAGACCTTCTTGTAATTGTAAGGGGGAAAATCCTTTCTTTATTGATTTACCAGATTCATGATTGAATGTTTCAATACCCATTGCCATACTGGTGAGTCCCATATCAATCATATTGTCCCAGTCTTGTTTCGCTCGGATGGTTAATAAGTCAGCACGAACAAATCCATGAAACTGTGGTTGAAAAGATAGACCCCTAACAACATTTGCAAACTTCTCAATTTTCTTTGAACTATCATTGGTTGTCTCGTCCGTGAGGATATAGTGAGTTGTACCCCATCTTCTATAGTTCTCTTTTAGTTCTGCTTCAAAGTTATCTGCATCTCTGGTGAAGTCACCCTTGATACCCAGTGGAGAGTAATCACAGAATGTGCATTTGAATATACATCCTCGTGCCAATTCTATGGTGAGTACTTCTTCGGGACGAATGAAATCTCTTTCTTCATAAGACGTATGGGGATTCTTGTGAGGAAATGCGGGATAGTCTCTAAAACAATCCATGATGACATACTCCTGATTCTCTAACTCTGGAATATTAAATGGATTGACTTTGGTCACTGTTTTTGGGTGTGGTGCATCTCCAGTGAAGTAATCACACAGAGCAACAATTGCGTGTTCTCCATTACCTATAGAGAAGTAATCAACGTTCTGGTGTCGGATAACATTAACTAGTTTATTTGCACCAACTATTATTTTTATTCTTGGGTATCTGTGTTTGATATAACTTATGAGTTTGTTTTGTTGATGTACTATGGGTGGGGTGTCGTATATTGCGTATGTAAAGAATACACTGAACCCTATCCATTTAGTTCCACTATGAACTCTACTATCAACAAAGTCTCTCAGTTCTTCGTCAGACCATGCTTCCAAAAAGTCAAGAACTTCCACATCCCATTTACTGGTTTGTCTTAGATGAGATGCTATTCTGTGAGCACCTGTTCCTCTTGCCGGCATCTCTTGCCAATTACCAGACTCATAAATTGAATCTTCTTCAGAGACACCTTTACCCACAGGATAAGTGATACTTGCCCCCGATACAATTATTGCATGGTGTTTCATTTTTTTCTTCGAGTATAGGGTTTCAACGGTTTTGTTGATTTAGGAATAAGACTCTTTAGTGGTTCATTCTTCTCAGTCCATATAACAAAGTGCCACCCTCTATCCTTTGCAAATTCCTCTGCGGCTGACCACTTGTTCTGATTCTTGACAAATGTCATTGCTTCGTTTATATATCGTTTAGTTCTACGTGCGCCCGTGGGTGGTCTACGTTCTTTATCTGGTTTTATTTCGACCAACCATGTAGACCCATCTTCCATGACCAATTTTAAATCCATAAAATATCTATGATAACGCTTGTCAACTTCATATAAGTATGGTATAATAACTTCTTCGGAAGACCACTTCTTAACCTTGGGATTATCGTCACACCATTTGAATGCGTGTTTCTCCCACAAAGAACGATACACCACATCTGTGTGGTCACCCTGATACTTCTTTGGATTTTTTACTCTATATCGTCCTGAATATGCCATAAAAACCTTATAAATAAAGATAAATGATTTCTAAACTATTTATCGGACTTTTAAAATGTCACAAATAAAAGATGCAAAAGACGTTGAAGGTATCAAGGCGGGTAAGGAACTCAAAGACCTTGAATATCCACTAAACAATCCTGACGAATACAAAGGTAGACTTGTATTCACTGTTGTGGAAGAACCTGAAACTGACCTTGGTAATGTCGCAGACGCAGCTGCAAAGTTCACCGAAAGTGTTGGTGAAGATATCAAGGAGGCGATTGGTACAGAGAATCCAGAAGACGTTGCAAAAGCAAAACAACAACATAAAGGATTGACCAATATTCCTATCATTAAAGATAGACCTTTGATTGATACGGGAAGACGTGTTTCTCTTTATCTACCAGTCGGTCTACAGTATCGTGACAACGTTGCATATGATAACATGGACTTAGGTGGAATGGGTGGTTCGATGGAAGCGGGTCTGAAGTCTGGTAGTGGTGCAATCTCTGCTATGGTAGATAACTTCAAGTCAACACTCAGTGCGGGTCTTGGTGGTGCAGCTAACAAAGACGTTGCGAAACTTGCCGCAGTGAAACTAACTAGTAGTCTACCAGACGAAGTATCTGGTGCATTTAAGTCTGCCGCTGGTGTTACCACAAATCCAAACACTCGTGTATTGTTTAAGTCTGTTGGACTTCGTGAGTTTGCATTTGCATTTAAGTTTATGGCAACATCTCCCGCTGAAGCAGAAGAGATAAAAGAAATCATTAAATTATTCCGAACAGAACTATATCCTGAAAACATTAACCTTGCGATTGGTAGTAGTGAAGTCTCTATTGGTTATAAGTTTCCAAACAAGTTTCAAATCAATGTTGAGTACGATGGGGAAGAAATCGCAACCAGAATCAAACCCTGTTATCTGAGAGACGTTGGTGTAACATATAATAATACTGCTATGTCTATGCACGCTGATGGTAATTTCAATGAGATTGAGATGACACTATCCTTCCAAGAAAGCAGAACACTCAACAGAAAAGATGTTGAAGAGGGTGGATTCTAATGACAACAAAATATTTTAAAAACTTTGGTATTGTTGGTTATAAGTTTGGTGATGGAGAATCACCCGTCCTGTATGATAATCTCACACAGTATGTGGATATCATCGATGGATTGAAAGATAACATTTCTTTTTATAACAAGTATACAATTATATCTGGTGACAGACCCGATACACTTTCATATAAGTTATATGGTACACCCGAATACTACTGGACATTCTTTTTAATGAATGACCACTTGCGTATATCTGGTTGGCCTATTGCAACATCTGACATACTTGATGAATCAAAGTCAAAGTATCCACACAGAATTGCAACGACTAATGCAGACCTTTCTGAATCATTCCCTGTTGGTCAAATTGTTACTGGTCAGACCAGTGGTACGATAGGAAAAATTGTTAAGAGAAATCTAGACTTTGGTCAGTTGGTTATTGATACATCATTAACGCCTGGCCCCTTCTTTGGTAAGAAACCCAATAAAGAGAACTTTGGTGACACCGAAACAATATCGTATATCGATAATGATGGTGCATCATACATTGCAGAACTTATAAAAGAATCAGAACAGTATAATGCAGTCCATCACTACGAAGATG